GCCGTTCCATCAGAAATTCCAACGATAGCGAATCCCACCACCGGATGCCACCAATCATTGGGAAGCAATGCGTCATAAAAACTTGAGCCTATCGTAGAAAACGTGGCTGCTGATCCAGTGAATGAGTAATGAGTACTGCTGTTGTTATCGATCGCAAAAGCTGATCCGGTCCCCGATAAAGATGCCGTCTTGCCCGCCGTTGGAGTATAGGCCCATCCTCCGAACAAGACCATATCCCCTACGGCCGGTGTAATCGTCTTAACTCCAATGTTGAATATGTTGGTATTGAACCCACCGAGAGAGCCTGCCGTAGTAGTGCCATCTGGAGCTAGAACCCCTGTCGTGATCGTGCACGATCCGCTCCAACTCCCAGGGTTGGTGGTTACGTTGGCTGTCGCATATGGAATAACGGCAGGTGCCATATCGGCTTGCGCGCCACGGACTTCCCCTTCCCTTAATTTTCCATTATCAAAGTTTCCCACTGGGCCTATGAATGAGGAGACCCCATATGCAAGGGGTTGATCATTGCTTATGGCGCCGTTGTATTCTTCGTTGACAATACATTTTGCAAAGCCGGAATTCTGAGATAGCACGGTAAATGGCTGACCGCCGCCAACGGCGGGCAAGAGAGAATTAACCCAGCACGTGCTATATCCCTGCGCGTTGTCCTGTGTTGCTGTAGTGCTTATTTTTATGGCCTGCGGGTTGCCGCTCCAATAACTGATGGAATCATCGAACGATACAACCGCCCGTGGGCACTGCTCACAGAATGAATTATTCTTCACTTCCACGCTATGGCTGCCATGGTCTAGTTTAATGCCGCTTCCCGCAAACACTGAATTTGTAAAAGTGAATACCCCATTGTCGGCGACCGAGTTGCTCCACTGCCTATAGGCGTGCAGAGAGTATGGCTGGCAGTATGCCGTGGTGGTGATCTGGTCGAACACGGAGTAATTTGTATCCACGATGTCAAACCCCATCACCGTGAGATTTCCAGAGCATGCCCCCGTTCCTCCGGCGCTCACTCTTTGCAGAACTGCCTTATATCCATTCAGCCTTAGCCCCACTCCATCACTTGTGATGGCTATATCTTTGATAGTCGGCCCTCCATTGACTTGTGTCCAGATAGCCGCCGCTCCGAATTGAGCAGTAGATACATGCGGGCGAAAAAAGAGAGCCGTAAAAGTTGTGCTGGTGGTTTGATTCACAAGAATCGCCTCTGGCACGTCCTCGTTATAGCCGGTTATTGTTCCTCCGCTGCTGCTTCCTATGGACCCGATATTTCCCCACATCAAAGTGTTTGTAAGATAGTCTGAGGTCACTGTCAGAAACGGCCCCGTTGTCGATCCATTTGAATGTGCCCCGTTATAGCTCGAATCCGATACTCCTGCGACAGTAACGGGGACCCCTGCTGGTATGTGGCATGAAGATGAGAATGTGCCCGTGGCTACATTGACAACCGTGCGGGAAATGGTAGAAAACGTACATGTTTCCGTCTCTGCAATCTCAAGCCCAGTGTTGGGGAATATCCCAGCCATACTGGAGGGCGTAATAGTAGCAACAGCTCCAGGGCGCCAGTTGTGCGTAACTCCTGCCACCGTAATAGTTACGGAGGCGCCTGACACAGCCGTAGAGGCAGCCACGGAGAGAGTCAGAGTAGTTCCAGAAATAGCCGTTATTCCCGCAGATAGATTTCCTCCTGAAACACCAGCCCCGGCTACTAGAACTGTATCTCCTACTATGAATCCTCCCACGCTAGCGACTGTCAGGCTGGCGGAGGAAAGCCCTATTGTCCCAGTCGTAATGGCGCACGTCCACATATCCGCTGACACGCCAGTTGTGTCCTGATATGTATCTCCATTCACTCCTGCAGAGCATACTTCAGGAGTTGACGCGCCGGGGCTTCCAGCGCCGCTGTAAGTTGCCGCCACAGCAGTATTGATCGTACCCGTGATTGGTACGTTCGATGCGGGACGAGCAAAGACTGCCCCTATCTCACCAAGAGGAGTGAATTGCGCTGCTCCACTAGCACTTCTTCCCTCGATTACTACATTTGTTCCCAAGGGTATATACCATGTTGTACCTACGCGCAGAACGCCCTGAATCAGAATTGTAACGGGAGCAACCTTGCCGCTATAGTTAAATGTGGTCGGATTAGCCCAATAACAGGCCGTAGGCGAACCGGGAATAATTATTTGCCCTCCCAAGGAAGGAAGAGCATTCCACGCAGCCTGCAGTGCCGGTCCTATATCTGTGGCTCCGTCACATACCGCACCACCAGCAAAAGAAGGATGGCGAATATCAAGAATCGGCTGCGCGCTGGCGATGGAGGAAGTGAGATTAACATTCTCTGAAGATGTAAGCGTACCCGTCTTCGTCACACCATCATCGAGATGTGATTGTGCTGTAATCGCAGTGGCTGTTCCGGCTAGAGGAACCACGCCCGCCGCCTGTCCTGAGATCGTCCCCGATCCTGGAGACCCTGCCGGTATTCCTAAAGTAAGAGTTTGCGCTGGAGGAGTGCCCGTTATCGTCGCCGTAGCGGGGCTTCCAGGAGCGAGTGTTGTTACGGGTCCAGCCGTAAGCGCACTGCCTGGACCGGGTGGTCCAGTAGTTCCTCCCGTGGTGACAAATGGCCCTTGCGTGCCGTACGGACTCTGCACGAAGTAATCCACTTGCCCTCCCGCATACCAGAAGCCCAGATTGCCAGTAGGACCGGTGGTAGCCACGCAAGCGCTTCCAGGCAACTGCACGATGGGCGTATTGGTCGGGCAGGGCGTAGCCATCGTAGCGTCGGTATAGGTTGTCACTGGCGTGCAGGACGTTGGAGTGGCTGGATGGGCGCAGATGCTTACGTGGGCATTGGCGAGGATCAGTGATTGCGGAAGAGGGCCTCCAGATACAGGCACATTAGGCCCCGATGCACGCAGAGGCAAATCGATCCGCACCCCTTGTCCGAGGGCCATCGTCGGCAACAGCATTGCCAAATATAGTGCGAATCTCTTCATCTGCTCCTCATTGAATCGCGAACAAAGTCATCGTGTGCGAAATCCACCTGATCTGCATAGTCGCGCTCGCTGTCGTCATGTCGAGTTGCATGTGATCGTAAACGCCGCTCGAAAATGTGCTGTTATTTACCGGTATGAAGCCAATCGGAAGCCCAGAAGTCGCATCTACCACGGAGTATGTTATCGGGAGCGCCCCCGCGGTCACGTCATAAATCGTGAAATAGTCATAGAAAGCGCATGCGGTTACGCTAGAGAATGAGCATCCCGGCATCCGATGATCGTAGTTGCGCGTGCGGTAACAATGACCTTGTGTCAGTGGATACGTGGTCAGCGTGGGATTCACACCGTCAATGTCTATCAGCTTCACGGTCTGCCATGAACTGCAATTCTGCGGGCAGCGCTGGAACATCTGAACGGTGGAGTTCCAATGCCAGCCCCAGCCGAAGAACGCACCCGTCCCCGCTCCGTAAGCCGTAGGGCTAGAGTTGATGTTGGGTTCAAACTCTATATCGTGGGTATTGCTCAGGTTGTCCACGCAGAAGTACTGGTCAAAGTAGACATTCGTCACTGCATCGAGCGCCGTCGAATTCGATACGAAGACCGAAGTAGCCAGCACATCCGAATTGCCGTGGCTGGAAGCAGTAGTCTCAGCAAACGTGAATGTGCCGTTGGAGACGCATGCGGCCGGAGAGAGTCCAGAGTATAGGGTCGCCATGGCGTTAAACGTATCTCCGGTGCATACAGAGTCACTCCCGCTGCCCCCGTAGGTGGCCGTCACGGCGCTGGGAGAGTCGGTGCCTCCTGAACCATTGCCATTGTCCATCGCGGCCGTCCCGGTGCCCGTAATCGTCGCTGATACTGATCCTTGAGTCGCGCATCCAGCCGCAATAGCGGCCGTCGCAATTGCAGAGGTTGCATAGAGTTGCCCGACTGGGAAGCCTACCGGCGTGATGGTTGTTCCACCTGTGCAACCGGTTCCGACATTGCCCAAGGTCTTCTTAACCGCAGTATTGCCAAGAGAATCATTGGCGTTAGAAGTGGCCGTCTCGGTATAGATAACGTTCACGACTCCATTGGGGCTTGCGTGCACGTAGTTGGAGTACTGCCCGTAGGCAGGAAGGCCAGCGATAAGGAGAATCAGTGCCCCGCGATGTTCCATGTTACCGACCCTCCCGGAGTGATTGGCGATGCCGTGGTATTGCATACTCTCCAATTGAATGTGTTGGACGTGGGAAAGAATGTGAAGCTCAACCCTCCAGTTGATCCCCACCCAGTGACTGCCGAAGTGTCGGTAGTGGGCGTGACTGAGAATGATGACGTAGTGGCGACCCCGGTCATCGTAGTGCCGGTGCTCGACGTGCAGGTATTGGCCGCTATCAGGGTCGTTCCCGTGGTGATCTGGATGTTGGCTATACCGCTGCTGCCGCAACCAGTGCATCCTCCTGTGACCGTCAGCGCTCCCGTGATCCCTACAGTACTGCCAAAAGAAGCGGCACCCGCTACGCCAAGCGTTCCTCCCATTGTCTCGTTGCCCGTGATAGCCAAATCGCCTGAGCAATCGAGCAGCATCAGATTGATCGAACCTGCCGAGTTCTGCACGTTGAATGCATTCGAGGCAGAAGGGCCGCAATGAGTCGCTAGAAACAATCCGTTCGGGTAGGACAGTTGCCCTACATCCAAGCCTGCGAAGTTCCCCCCAACCTGCTGGAATACCGTGCCCGTAACGCTCTGGTAGGTATTGTTGTCTGCTGTAAGAGTCCCAGCCTCGTTATAGAAGACGTGATCTCCGATGCCATCAAACGTGCTGTTGGACACTTGCCAGCGCCCCTGCGTGACCATCGCCTCGTGAATGATGTTGGTGAACTGGCTATTGGTGACGGAAACATCATTGCCGCTCGATGAAGATGCGCCGAAGCCCTGATAGTAGTTGTTGCAGATCAGATTGCCCACTACGATGTGGTTGGTCTGATTCTGCAACCCTACGCACGAGCCCGTGGAGCCCGTCGTTCCGTAGTCGATGGTCACATTGGAGATGCCCACGTTATTCATACTCGTGGACCCACCGTCGATCTGGATGCCGTTATTTGACATCGCACCGATGTTCCCATCCGAGATTTCGATATATGAACTGATCTGATCCTGCGCGGAGAGGATGATGCCGTTCGTGTCTCCTGCCGTCGCCAATGGCTGAATGGAGAAGTGTGAATAGACGTTCATGGCTGATGGAGCATAGGGATCAGATTTGTCGATGAACGAATCTATGGAATGTCCTCTCTCGTAGTCTCCATACCACGCTGAATTAGTGCCCTTGAGAATTGATCCGTGCTGATTGAACACGCCGTAAGTGTTGCGGATGCGAGCGTTGTCCACGTTCTCTACCAGAAAATCATGATTCGGCGCGCTCAAGCTATATCCAAGGGCAACGATGTTTTCAATGAGGGGAGATTGAACTTGTGCGGCACCAATCACCTGTCCACTGTTGGAAATGCTCAAAGCATCTTCCGCCGTGCCACCGTGCCCTGCAATGTATGTTGGCCCGACATCAATACCAAGATTGCGGATGGTAAAGAAGTTCGCTCCCTGTATCGCAGATACGGTGCCCTGAATGATCGTTCCGCCTGTCAGCGCGGTAGGCGCGGTCGCCGAATTGAACCATGGCATTCCCGAGCCTTCGATGTCGATGCTGGGAGTAGACAATGGCGTGACAATGCCACTTTGATAGGTTCCGACAGACAGCTTCACCACTCCTCCGCCAGTTGGCAGAAGCGCGATGCATGCCGCTACCGTGCTGGTAGTGGGGCAGTTCACGATGGGCAGCGAGGACTCTAGACTATTGAGCGTGGCAATCTGATTCGCTGTGCCTGACCAGAGCAGAGGTCCGTTCATGGTCTGCGTTCCAGTCGTCACGGTAGAGACGTAATTCCCGCCTCCATTCAGGCCTGTAACGGTATAAGGCCCATACGTTCCATAGCTGCTGGTGACGATGTAATCGACCGTGCCGCCTCCATACCAGAAGCCGATGTTTCCCAGAGTCCCAGCAAGGGCTGAGCATGTACTCCCCGGCAGGTTGACGATCTGCTGCGTTCCCGGGCAGGGAGTGGTTGCAGTGGCGTCTGTATAGGTGGTCGTATATGTGCATGACGACAGTGTGGCGGGATGATTGCAGATTTGGATGGTCGCGTTCGAGAGCCACAATGCCTGCGGTAATGGACCTCCCTGCATGGGCACATTGGGGCCAGCGGTGAATAGGGGAATATCCACGCGCACGGCCTGCGAGAATGCCAGTGGAGCGAATAGAAACAGGAAAAGTATGCGCTTCATTGCTGGCCTCTCAAGTATGCATCTATGTCGAATGGGGCAATCTTCTGACGGAATGCGCTCCCGGGAGGATAGACAGGAGTCTCCATAGGCTGACCTCTGAATGCGCTTCCGGCAGGATAGATGTGTGCCGTAGTCGGCTCAGGCGACGGTGCGGGAACATCGGGAGCCGGAAGCAGACCACGAATACTGCCAGAACTCGGTAATGGCTGTCCCTGCATTTCAAGCCTCTGCGGCCGAGTGGGAATGATGCGTGTCGTTTCTCCCGGAGCAGGTGCTGGACGGTAAGCGATGTAGGGGCGTGTCTCACCTCGAGAGGCCATAGCAGGGAGTTGGAGGTGTGGCTGCGGAGGCATGGTGCGAATCGAGGTAGATTCTGGCGGTTCCACATAGGGACGCCCGTACCGAATCATTGGCTGCGTTTCCCCGCCTCCGGCTGTTGCTGGCAGCGCGGCCTGTGCTGGTGGGGCTTGCCCGGTGCGGATGGTACGCTCGAAGTGAGGGATTCCATTCTGCCCTTCGGTAGCTTCAAGTGTTGTCGGTCCTCCGCCCATCCTGAATTGAGCGTTGGTGGATGTGGATGCAGGAAGTTGGCGAGGAGGAGTCACGTTGGGCATTGCCGATGCAGGAGCCCTGAAATCCGGCTTAGGACCAGCAGTGCGGAATGCCTCACGAATCGCCACATCGGTAGGATTGGCGCTCAGATAACGACCGGCTGCCACATCTCGAGCGATTGACCCAGCGAGTGGAATATTGCTCAGGGGTTTAGTAAGGCTTACATCTTTGAGTTTCGAGAATCCAAATGCTTCCTTGGGTTCGGCAGCAGTGGTGCGCCCCGCCACAGTATCGCCAATGCGCGCTACTTGACCGAATGTCTTGCGGATTAGCTTCGGATCAACGCCCGCCTCTTCCAGATGTGGGTCCAATGCTTGCTGTACTTGCTTTTCGCGTTGAATCACTTCAGCCTGAGTCTTACCTTTCTGCTTGGCAAGTTGCTCCGCTTCTGGTCCCCCCTTGCGAAGCGTTCGTAGATCGGCAGAAAGTTGGCCGCGCTCATCCTCCAGTGCCTGAACTGTAGTGGGACCATCCGGCCCTTGAACTTGCTTGTTCCCAATCGCATCAATTGTCTTCTTGTATGGCCCCCATACTTCATTACGTGCACTGCCGCCGATGCCTGCTTTCGCTTGAAGTTCTGCCTGAGTTCTAACTCCCTGGAGAAAGGGACGGGCGCCTTCACCGGCTTGAACTGTGGGAATACCCCTTTTAGACCCGGGCGTTACACGCAAGCCCCTCAATAGAGCGGCGTCTGGGTCGCCTATGGCCGCGCTTCTGATGGCCTCTCCTGCTACTGGAGCCACTCGCCCTATACCTTTGAGTGCCCCTGCGGCAGCTAATTGGCTGGCAATGCCTCCTGCCGCGTATGCAGGATTCTCCTTAATGGCATTTGTCGTTTCTTTCTGTCCTTGCTGCGCCTCAAGCTGGATGGGAAGATTTTGCCTCAATTGTCCACCAGCAGGTGCAGTCGTAGGGTACATCCCCCCCGGAGCCATACCAGTTGAAACAAAGGGCTCGCCCATCTTCGCAGCGGTGTCAATTGGATGCCGCATCATGTCTGGAATTGTATGGATGAAGCCGTTGCCGAACTCACCGGGAGCCATAACTTTGTTCAATGTCGGCTTAGGCTGTGTGATCTGCGGACGGGATGACGTGCGGATAGCATTAGACACTTCCGCATCGCTCATATTGTCGGGAAACTCGACAATCTTTCCATCCGGCATCTGCACGTTTTTGGGCATTATTTCTTGATCTCCTCAATCTCGCCGGTTTCTGGATTCCAGCGATGCGTTGCCGCTGGGGCTGCGGATGGCGCGGACGATCCTTGACGTTGCTCGCCACGCTTCGCCGCTCCCGCGATCATAGTCATAGTGGTGACCATATCGTTGCGCTGCTGCGGCGTGAGAGATTGACCATTTGCAACCTTGGTAAAGAGTGCTTCGACATCTCCAAGAGAACTGCGCGTCCCCCCGAATAGCTTCAATTCGCGATCATTGAGGCGAATCTTACCCATAGATTCCGGCTTCGTTGCGCCGATATAGTGCATGAGCATGGCTGCATCATTGGTTGGGCTCGGACTGGCCGCGAATTGCTTCATGAGGTTTAATTCACTATCGAGATTTTCGCTCTGCTTCTGTTCTGCCTTCTGCTCTTTAACTCCTGCCGCATTCTGTGCTCCAAGTTGAGTAGCGCTCATTGAGCCCGGAGTGATTGTTTGGCCGGGATGCAGCGTTTCAACTTGACCACCGGGCGTGACCACCGTGATCTGTGCAGGACGCTGCGGAGCTTGATTTGCAGCAGAGTATTCCTTGCGTGCCATGAGGCGATTGTGGGCGCTATCGGGAAGATTGTTGTCCTTGATGTAATCCTTGTAGAACTGCTCAAAATCATTGCCTTCTTTCTCTGGTGGCTGAACGCGCTTGAATGCCGTGGCGGTCTGGCCAGCGAGGCGCATTTGACCGGAGTTCTTCTCGACCTCGACAGGCTCTCCATTTGGACCCGTATAGTCCTTGGCAATTTCCCAGCTTTCCTCTTTAGGCTTTGGCTGTGGATTCTTGAGTTCTTCTGTCGCCGCTTGCTCATGCGCGGTCTGCGCTTGTGTGAACGGAATGCGGGCCTGCGTCTCTGCCGTTTGCGCCTGTTCGTGACCGGCCTGCGCTTCCTTAACCCCCTCAGTCTCCTCATTGCCGATCTGCTTATTAACGCCACGCAATTCCTCCGCATGGTGGTAAGCCGTCCCGGGGATAGCCGCTGCGATACCAGGAGCTACTGCGGATATGCCGATGTCGCCGAGAGTCGCGCCAACCTGACCAAGTCCGCCCAGAATCTTGCCAAGGAGAGGATGATTCTGCCCAAACTGCGACCCTGTCACTTTGCCATAAATCTGCGATTCGCCGGGGCCGGTGGTCATCAGTCGCGTGCGCTCTGCTTTATCTGCATCCAATGTTCCGCGTGGTCCCTTTACCGTTGGAGGCGTGATGGCAAGGTTAGGCGCATTTGTCGGTTGCGGCATGTTGATGGGACCGGGAGCAGCCATTTGTGGGCCAGCGGGCAAGCCAAGATGCTCAGACATGGGATTTTGCGCCTGATTGCCGAGCGTGATCGCTAAGTTGCGGCGAACTTCTTCAGGGTCGAGTTGGAGTCCAGTGGTTGCCATCTATCCTCCCGCCGCCGCACCCGTCTTCAATCCCTGCATCAGGAGATTCTGCCAGAAGTTCTGGAGACTGCCGGCATCCTTGATTGCGCCTGTCGAAAGCCCAAGAGCATTCTCACCGGCCCCTACGTTCTCACCGTAGAGGCCCTCAAGTCCCGAGATTCCCTGCTGACGCTGCTTCTGCTGAAGGTCTGCGTCCTTGGTCTGGATTCCGGCGTTGATTCCGCTCAATTCCTGCTCAGCCGCCCGGTTGCTTGCCCCGATCGCCGCAGGGGCCGCGCCCGCATTCCTAGTCCGTGCAGCCCTCAGAAGCGCGCCTCCAGTCGCCCCGGCGTTCGACCCTCCCGCAGTCTGTTCCGCTGCCGTCGTCTGCGCTGCCATCTGGGTGGGCGAATAGCCGGGAGGGTTGACCGCTTCTGCCGTAAGCATGCCAACAGGATTAGCCTGCGCGGCGTTAGAGCCGTATAGCTGCTCAAGGCCATTGGCCGTAGTCGAATTCTGGAGTAAATCTGTTCCCAAGCCTTTATGGCCACTCACATGCTCCCCCTATCCGACCACGTAACGGACACAGCGATCAATCATGCGCGTCCATCCCAATGGTATCAACCGCCGAATATACCCATTCGGAACCCCATCTGCGAAGAAGCTATACCCTACACGGTAACCCTTAACCTTCAGCCTTCCAAGCATCTCCTTGTGTGCCTGCTCTATCATGGCCCAGCGCATAGCTGGAGTTTGCCATTCATGATCGAGAACCATGTAAAGCTCTGCCACCCGCTCTGCTGAAATCACGATCCGCGCAACACCGGCATCATCCACGCCAACAATCGATTCTTCCGCAACTTTTGGACCTTCGAGCTTGTCATAGAGCATCTTTGACCGCTCTTTGATCGCTTCAATGTCACCCGCGCGCATGGTGATAAATCTCATCAATTCCTCTTCGGCGGATTTGCGCCACGCCACGGTATCGGCCCAAACCCTGAAATCTGGCTTGCCGTCCCTGTCCCTGACCCCATGCCCTGCGGAATCGGCGGCTGCTCTGTTCCGATTGCCGCTATAGGCACGCCTGTGGCTCCGCCGTGGTACTGTGGCGCGCTCGCTGGGCTGGTGGGGTAGTCAGAGTATGCCCGGTAGTACAGCGGCTGCGTACCGACCGGAATCCGTGCATCCCGCGACGGTCCCATGTGGTGCGTGATCGGTGCCGAGAATCCTGGATCCGTTGCGTATTGGACGTGATACTGAACGCCGCGGTAGAGATTCTGATTGTTGTCCACGATCTGCACATGCGCCACGCCTGCGCCTGCCGTCACGGAGACGGAGTTAATCTGCGGTGGAGGGGAATTCTGCGACGCCGTTAGGCTACTGTTTGCCTGCGTGCTCAAATTGCCTAACTGCTTCTGGATGTTGCGAAAAGCATCAAAGATGTACTTGCCCCACTCCGGCATGTTGCGCACGGCCTGTACGTTCGGATCGCTAGGCATCAGAATCCTCCCGTAGAAGAGCCGCGCACGCCAGACCAAGGAGCCTTGGCCATGTTGATTACCAGCTTCTGCAACTTAAAGTTGCTGTCCTGACTGCCAGCAAGCGGCTGCGCCTGAATGGTGAACGCGCAGCGGGTCGTCTCCACATTGATCCCAAAGTCCATATCAAACTGCGGGTCGGAAGAGAGCGGGTACTGCGCGCTTTGAGGGAACATGTTGGACAGCGATGCCGCAAGAGGAATAATCGACCACGTTCCGGTCCCTGAGATGTACGCCTGCGCCATGGTGTAGACATGCCGGTGACTCATTACTTGAAGAGCCTGCTCCATCTCGTGGGAAACAAAGAAGTAAGTTGTGTAGCTGGCCGGAATCACGCCGAAATCATCGTCGTGGAACTGGAGCGGATTGAGGATATAGCTCTGCGCTGCCCCTGAAAGATTAGCGGCACCGAACACGATCTGAGGCTGCGACACGCCAGCCCGATACATAAGTTCCCCACAGTAGGCCGCCAGCGTCCACATCGTCCATTTGCGCGTGAGGTCGGAAACGATCATCTTCCCAGTAAAGGAGATGTGGATAGGGGGATTCTCCGCAATCGCTGCTCCATCGATATTGCGGTAGTCGAGCACGAGGGTCGTCATCGTGGACCCAATAGGAATCCCGAAATAGCAGCGCTTGGATGACTCGTAATTCTTGACCCAGCACTTGTACTGGCTGGTTGCCGGAATGGCGTCCCATACGGATTGAATCTCCTGCGAGACTTTGAGCGGCTTCGATCCGGTGAAGATTTGCGCCCCATCCGGTCCGCTCCACATCATCCAATCCTTGCCGGCGCTGCCGATTCCCTGCGCATTACGCCCCACCGCTGCAATCGAGAAGGCCCCGCAATTGTCGGCTACGGACGATACGGTCCATCCGCTAGGCTCCGTCTGGCCATTGTCCTGCGTTTCGTGCAGACCGGTTCCGGTGACAAGATAGAGCGCTTCCCTGATGGTCCCGAAGTTGCGCAGCGGGCTCTGATCGTCTACCGCTCCGATTACGCCGGTATTCTCATCGAATGCCGTCAGGTTGTCCGCATAGCTGATCTTGGCTTCAGTGTCGAGATAAGGCTCATCCGTATAGAAGACCTCTATGTCGTCAATCGTGACTACGAGCGCCGGAGAGGCTACCGCAGCGGAAGAGTCTACAAATACGGCTAGAATGAGATCGTTCGGGATCGTGGCCGGAGTTTCATTATTGAACGCGACGGTGAAAAAACTTCCCGCAGTGGTCAGGCTTGTCATTGGGATGCTGGCGGTAGAAGTGAATCCAGTATTCACGCTGGATAGCTGAACCGTAACGCCGATTCCTCCAGTAGCAGCTATGCCGTTCGTTCTGACCCACAACCGCACGCTATAGAACTGATTGGGAAGGATAATCGGCGCGTTGAATGCATCCACATAGGCCGATTGGCTGACGTAGCCATATTCAGCCACGGAGCCAAAGGGCACCGTTACCTGCCATGCCTGCGCGAGCCGAGCAGTCGCCAGCATCCCCGTTCCATAGAGATTGTTGAATGGCTTCCAGCCTAGAGGATTGAGCAGGTTTCCAGAAAGATAGCCTCCGTCGAATCCCATGTTGAGGAAGTTCGTCACTTTGTTGCGGAATCCCCACCCAAGCAAGCGGGTGGCGTAAGTGAAAAATCCTGAGCATGGGCCGAGAACAACCTGCGCCGCAAGATCGTTTCCCGGGATGCTGTCGGCCGAGGCCGCATAGAGCGTGTTGTCGGAGAAGTCCATCGTCACGCTGCTGGTCGTGTTGTCATTTACCTGCGTAGCAGTAGAGACGATCAAGCCATTGATTTGCGCCGGGACGGGGATGTCGAAGAAATATGCCCCGCCTGCCCCGGTGAACTGCACCAGCCGGGCAACCCAGTTTGGAGCTATAGGAAGCCCTGCGACTGATAGAAACTGGCCGCCATTAGCCACGAATGTAGTAGGCGGAGAGGGAGCAGTCACAGCACCGTTGGATAGAACACCGCTCACCCTGCATTGATGGATTCCCGGACTAGCCTGTCCATATGGCTTCACGGTCCCGACTGTGGCCGTACTGGCGTTCGGTCCATACTGCTGATATTGGTAGGTCGTAGTCGAGGGAACCGACGTAACATAGAAGATCCCATCCCACCCGAAACTGACTGTTCCTCCCGTCCATGTGCCATCGGTATAGGCCAGCGCAATGGTGAAGGTGGTAGGGCTGGGAGCCGTCTGCACGGTGAAATAGTTGAATGCAGGACTTCCGTTGGCTACAGACGCCAGGGGCCAGATGTACGTCACAGAGCCCGTATCCGCAGCGCTATAGCCCGTGACCACGTTGGTGCCTGTGGGAGCCGTCACGGTGCCAACAAAGGCATATGTAAATGTAGTGGTCGAAGGAACTGTGGCCACTACCCATTGGCCATTCACTGCTGTAGCCGTCACCGCTGCTACTATGACAATCGATCCGATGGAGAGCCCGTGCGCGGCCGATGTGGTGATAGTGACGGCCGTATCGGCAAACGCCACATTCGTAATTGCCGTCCCGACTACGGCGCCATTCACGCCGAGGATTGTCACCTGATTGTTGGGCAACAGACCATGTGCTGCCGCTGTCGTCACCGTGGCGATTCCGGGCGTATCCTCATTGTTCAGCACTATGGTTGAGATCGTCGCTACGGTAGTGGTCCCTGCGCCCGCGATCTGCACCTGATAGCCGACCTGAAGACCGTGGGCGGTCGCTGCAGCCCCGGAGACCGTATTACCAGCCCTCACCAGCGTATTGCCGGAGCTGAGCGCAATCGACCCTCCCGTACCGGTCTGAAGCGTCACTGAATAGAAGTTGCAGGTCAGGATAGTGAAAGTCGGGTCGATCTGCGCAATGGTGAACGAAGTGTTGAAATTCCCATTCGTATTGCCGGAAACGGTGATGTACTGCCCGACCATAAGGGAGATGTCGGCAGCCGCAAGAGTGATGGCAACCGATTGATAATAGACCGTTCCCGAGCCGAATCGCACGATTCCGTTGGTACTAGTGATGGATGAGATCGTGTCTACGTGTGCCCCAAAGAGCGCCATAGCTACCGCAGGAAGGGCAAAGCTGGTTACAGTCGGCGGTGCTCCGGGACCATCCTGCGTGACGCGAAGGAGATTCGTGCCGTCATACTGGAGCGGAATGTCCACCCCATGCACGCCATCGGAAAGCGCAATATATTCCCTTCCCTGAGCCGTGCAGGAATTGGCATACGTGGCCCCTGCGGATGCGAAGAGAAGGGTTGCGACTCCCGGAGAATTGGTCACGTCCTCAACCCACAGCTTGCCGTCGCCAGAGGTCAGGTAGAGATTCTTGATCGTACCAACTGGGGTGACGAAACTCTTTTCGTAGGTGGTCGGTCCTAGGGATGAGAGTGGAGTTGAGAATAGATGGTTGAAGCCGGGGCGGGTGGATACCGAGCCGGGTGAGAAGACGACATCATTGTTAGCCGGTGATGCCCCCTCAGGCTGATCAGGAGGAGACAGTTCCGTATTCCAGCCTGAAAACAGACTAAGAGGGACATCTACGGAACTGACGGCATTTGCCAAGGATCAGTCACCTTACATGAACTTGACGAACTGAGCCTTGTAATACAGGTTGGCGATGTTCAGGCTGGCAAATGTCGCCACTGCCGCCTGCGTTCCGCCAGATGCGAAAGCAATGATCTTTCCATTGGCAATCGTGGTTCCGAGCTGATAAACGAATCCATACCCGGACGGAACTACGCCGGATGCCGCCACCTCGAAGATCTCGACATAATCAGGCAGCGAGTTCGACAACGCTCCCAGTGGCGTCAGGTCGAAAGTCACCCCGTTAGTGGCGTAGCTTCCGGTGACGGTGATCGGTCCGAAAATCTCGAAAATGTTGAAGTTGTTGGTTACGCGCGTTGGTGCCGCTGCTACGAGTGCCATGATTCCTCCCTTACCACCATGCCCAGCCTTGATGCCGATAGGCCGAGTATGGCCTGCGGCGATGATTGATGCGCTGACGGATCTTCATCGTTGTCGAATTCACATAGGACCGCATTTTGCTCTTGCCGTCAGACCAGAAACTGTTTGCGACCGCCTTCGCCTGCTCAGAGCCTCGCGAGAATGCGTACTCTGCTGTCACATAATCAGCCAGAATGTCTGAACAATGCAGCATCGGAAGAGGCTGTTGATACCACGGCGTATCCGCCAGAGGAGAATTGGCTACCGCGTCAGGAAGATAGCTCGCATAGCGTATCCAGACATCCCGGGGAACCGTGGCTCCCGGCATGAAGATCGCATTTCCATTCCCGATTCCAGCGCTTCTCCATTCCCAGTAGCGCAGGTAAGTAGTCTTAGGAACAATAGGTAAACCGTTGTCGCAAGGCCACATCGGCGTGAATAACTGCTGCGATGACCCCAGCCGTTCCTTGAGATGCAGCGGGCAAATCAAGTCCTGCGGAAGTAGCGGAACATAAGGCGTTGTCTGGAAATTCTGCCCATCGAAGACCCATTGCTGGCTGATGTAGTACTGCGTGGCCGGGTCGATATTGGCCACGACCGGCAGAAGAGTTAGAATCATCTCCTGCGTGTTCGCCGGGTCTCCGAAGTCAGCAAGATCGCGCTGGAAGTTTCTCCAAGCGCCGTTATAGATCGTCTGCGCATAAGGCTGCGTACTGGCTAACAGGTTTCCAGACAGATTCAGCGGACAGTCGTTCAGGCGCACCCGTGCGAAGTTCATCGCGGAATCAACGATGTCGAACGGAACTGTCGGCGCTGAAGGGGGCGGTATCGGCATCTATCCTCTGACTGGGCGTTCCTGCGGGCGATACTCTTCAGGGAAGAACTTGCGCGCCAGTTCTACATTCAACGTCGCGCGGCAATGCGGGCACTTGGCAATGTTCGGCATGACCGACATTCCGCAGGCGCCGCAGGGAACAAGGTCGGGATTCTCGTTGAGCCATGCCTTGTTCAGCCCGCGAGACCTGGCAGCCAGACGATGAAACTCCCCAATGTCCTCGTGCTTGCGCTGCTCCTGATAGCGGTCGGCCTCGGCAATCAATTCGTCGTATTTGAAGCTGAGATTCTTCCTCGCCTTCTGAATCTCCTCTTTTGTCGGAGGCCAGTGATCGATGGCTAACACGCCCCAGTTCTCAAGGGATTGCTCCGGCCTGAATCCATAGCCGCGCATCATGAAAGCGTCCACAACCTCGATGCCATCTTCCTGCCGATTCTCCATCTTGTTCATGTCCGAAGCAACCGTCTCATTGTCGAGTTTGGGCATCGGCAGAGGATCGCTGTATTCCTTGCCGTCAGCGCACTTCTGCACCGTGCGAGTTCCCCGCCCGCCAAGCTGGCGCCTCCACTGCCACGGACCCACATTGAAGATGTAGTAGTAGGGATCATGGCAGAGCTTGTGCAGCATGCCGGGAAGAGCAGGCACGATCTTGCCGTTGCGCCTTGTGGCCTCGCGGCTCACGTAATCATTGACTTCACTGAGAGTTACGGGCATCTGCGTCTCCTGTCAGTTTCTCTATCGTTTGCTCGCTTCGGATTTGTCCAAAGAAATTGTCTCGCGTGGGCAGCGGCGCTGCCTGATCGAAGCGCTCCATCGGCATATCGCCGCCACGCTTGAAGCCTTGACGCCCATGATTGGGGCCGAAGGATACAACCGCGTCCGCCTTCTGGAATGGCCCCATTGCGTTATCCCAGATGTCTGAGAAGCGAGCATCCTGCGCGCGTTGCTGCTTCTCAAGCGGCTCGGTGATCCCCTGACGCCGCGCACCGGGAGTAAGGTCTCGACTCAGCTTGAGATTGCACACCGCCCACCCAACCTGAGATTCCGTAGGCTGGCCTATAAACGTGTGGCAGTAGACATACTCACCGCGATGTGGGTAAGGGCCGCAGGTATAGAGATTCGAGTCAGCGTCGAACTGGGCGCGCTCATACTGTTCTCTGGTTCCTGCATATTCCTCGGCAGAGAGCCATTTCTCCATGATCCACTGACCGCGCAAGGCGGGATAGCGCGGAGACTCACGATATTCGCAGTTACCATCGGGCCACTTGCCACCGATAAGGTCCGTGCGCGAATCAGAGAACACGATACGAAACAACGGCTGTCCGAACAGATTCTCACCGTATCGGGCGGTCGGGATAGTTGGGTAAATCTGAACCAGTTTCATCGAACTCCAGCAGGTAGGCTTCTGCCTTCCTGATCCATCCTATGTCGCGCTCCATTTTGTGAAGCGCCGTGTTACATCCATTGCATAACAGCGCCCGAACAGTGCCCGTGTCGTGGCAGTGATCAATGCATAATCCTTTGGCATCGGGAGGACCGTCGCAGATCTTGCATTTACCGCCTTGAAGTTCGCATTGCCTTGCATACCATTCTGGGCTGACCTTGTACATACGCTTGAGGCGGCATTTTCTTTCATATGCCCGGAACTGTTCTGGCCGCTCTTGGAATCGGCGCTTTTTGTATTCCTTGTTCCAATGCCTGATCTTTTCTCGGTTGTTAAGCTGCCATCTTTTTGTCGCCGCATCTTGATTGGCTCTTCCTGCCGGGTTAGATTCAGCCCACTTCTGCTTATACTTTCGTTCACATTCAAAGCATCGTGATCTAACGCCAAACTTCAGTTGTTGTTTCGTTGGTCCAAATTGATCCAACATCTTCTCGATTTTGCAATCTGCGCATCGCTTAACAATGGTTTCCATGCTCATATTCTAGCATGTATGGACAATGTTTCCTATGCGATGCGCAGGCTGCTAAGTCTAATAGCCAGTAGGGATTGCTAGAGAATCGCAAAAAAACCCGGCCCTCGGATTATCCATGAACGAATTACAACCCGTCCAGAGATAGAAGAAGGTTGACGCACTCAACCCGCCGCTTGCCCCGTACTGCGGGAATACTGTCTGCCCGCCGTACTCGAGGAAGTCAATCGGCTGATTCTCTACCCTGCCCCAGCACTTCAGGCAGACTCCATCGATCCGCCCCTGTGCGGAATGGATGTTGCCCATGCCTTTGTTGATGATGGGGTAGCCCATGAACGTTCGCGGAGTGTACTTTTTGATCATGTCCTGCGAAGAATCTCCGGTGATCTGGTTCTGGATGATGCTTGAAACCTGAATCGCTGTGTTCTCCCATGCCGCCATCTGATCAGGACCGATATTGATTTGTAGGTCCAGTTCAAAGGCAGCCGTGGCGCCCATAGCTATCTGCATCTGCGCGGTCAGCTTGCGGGCTGTGGAAGGGGTTATGGGCTGGCTGGAGCCACTGACGTGCGGCATGACGAGCTTACCTGGATAGCTCGCGCGCGACAGACCGAATGCAGTGCCCGTATTGGCGCTGAATGCAGCCTGAAACAGACCAAACAGACCGGAATTAGCCACGCCGGCTGAACCCTTGACATACAGACCATAGCCGGAAGTGACCTGAAATCCCAAAGGACCGCTGAGCCACAGAGTCTTGTTGGCTGCGTCAACAGACTGCACAACGAAGGTGCCGACGAAGGTGCCCCCGGTAGCAGTCCATACATCCACGGGCTGCTGATCCTGAAACTGGTTGGCATTGTGGACCAGAACGGAAGTGGCACCGACGAGTGCGGTAGCCGAGGCGGTATCAAGCTGGTTGTCGCCTGCGCCCTGCGTGAAGATCGCTTCCATATAGGTGCGGAAGTTCTTCATCGCGCGCTTCATCACCAGCTTGGAGTAATCCTCGATTGCCTTCTCATTGGCATTGGTCGAGATTTCCGCCTGCTTGGTCCACTGGCTGCACTGGAAAAAATACGTTGGGACCAAGGTCATAAAGTCGGTGATAGGCGCAGAACCGAGGCCGAGGTCGCCGCCGTCAGGAGTGTTGGTGGTGAAGGTGCCGCCAGCCAGAAGCTCAAGCGGGATGCGGGTGGGACGCGAGGACACGACTTCCACGTCGCTGCGCGCTTCGATCTCCGACCAGAGGGTATCGTCCAACTGGTACAGGAGCGTAAGTTGTGGGCGGACTTTTTCTTTCTGGAGGGCAAATGTCTGGGCTACTGTTCCCTGTGCCATAAACACACCTCAAGTGAGTTCATGCCACATGCGGCTTGTGCAGCAGCCAATAGAGAGGCGCTGAGTTCCTCTCCATGCGCAATCTTTGGTCATCTTCTGAGTTGATCACTGCGATTGAGCATGCGTTTTACCGTCTTGACGGAAGGGCAGGCCCCTGGACTCAACTGCAGTCACCTCTTCAGGTAACGACGTGTTCATATTACCACTACTACCAGTTAACCCTTCGACCGTCCTTCAAAACAGCCTTCTTCGCGAAGATCATATCTTCGTTCGTTTTGCCGTAGTCAATCTCGCGCGCGGACGGTTGCTGAGATATGCGCGTCCAGTTAGCTTCCTGCTTTACGCCATTTCCATTGGTTGCGACTGGCTTCTTGACCACTGCAATCCCAGCACCTTTAGGCTTCACGGCGAATAGCTTGGCAACACGCTGCACGACAGAGGGCGTGACGCGATCCTGAAAGTTCTTGACGTGGCGGGAGAGGCCCTGCGCGTCGCCGCGGTCCTTCAGCCGGTCGAATTCCCTCATGAAGATGGAATCCTTCTGAGATGCCTTCACCACTTCCTGTCGTACGCGCTCGGAGACGGCTTCTTTGACGCTTGGGTCAGTCTCGGCCCATTTATAGCTTGCCGTCATCTCCCGGTCGGTGATGGACTGAATCTGCTGGCGGCCCTCGTTGGCAATCGGAGAAAGCAGAGCACGCTGCTCGCGTTGCGCCAACTCCTGCTCACGCCTGGTCAGCGCTTCGTCCTGGGGGTTCGTCTTGCGCTCCGGGGCCTTCTCGCCCACCTTACGCAGTCCGTCGATCTGGTTCCAGATGTATTCGAGCGCCTGCTTGATCTCCGGCTTCTCAACCTGCTGCCAAATCTGTGCCAAGGTATCTGAAACCTTGAATTGGTCAAGCGTTTGGACAAAAACCTTAGCTTGATGATGGTTATAACTTTCAGGATCGACCGCCTTCCACTTTGCGAGCCCCGATGGCATGATCTTCGAGAAAGACGCTGGCAGGGACTCCGCAAGCCTCTCCATAAACGCGCCATCGCCCTTTTCAAACATCCCCTCTAGGGCCGTGTAGTCGGAAATGGCTTCCTGCGTCTCTTTCAGGCCCTCAGCGCCGCCATATTCGCTCAGAATCTGCTTTTGCGCGACCGCTTCCTTCAATCCGCCCGGAAATTCGCGGTAAAGGGATCCAAGCTCGAATGCTGCCGTGCGCATCGCCGCTGGAAGCGCTGGATTGATGGCTTTGAGCGCATCGGATGACTTTTTGACGACATCGGCCAGATTCAGCTTGCCTTTTCCTGCCGAAGGGCCTGTCAACCCGTCTTTTTCGACGGAGGAATCACCTTCGTTACCTGTTTCGGTTACCGCGCCTCCGGATTCCGCGCCTTCAACCGGAGTTTCGACTGATTCATCTACGCCGACATTCTCAATTGGCTCGGCAATCGCTACTGAACCCATTTCTTCAACCATTTACTTCCTCCACGTCCCACTTATGCAAAGCAAGGCGACCGATTTCCGCAACGATTTCGCGATTCTTTCTAATAAGCACCACCGAGGGCGATAGATGGGGATTTGATTCCAGCGGTAGCCCCATGAATTTCCTATGCAGCATCCCCTTTTCATCAAATCGAACTGGGTCGATAACCGAAACACGGATTCCGCAATTTTCCCACTCGATAATCTGAGATGGGTGCATCTCCGCCCATAGATCCAAGTCCTCCCAAGGTCCAAACTTCAATGCTAACTTCGCCATTAATTCTCGCGCCAAACGTGGCGAGATAAGCGATTCTTTCGCATCAAGCATTAGCATTCGGTGCTCCTGTCGGCGGTTTCGCCCCGCCTGCGGCTTTTGCTACATGCTGTGCAACCTGTTGGGCCGCCATAATGGTGGGATTGAGCTTGATTCCTGCTTCCTGCGCGGCCTGCAGCTGGCCGTCGGGAGGTAGATCGGCGAAGTTAATGCTCACGGAGGGAGGCTTACCTTGCGGCGGGGCCGTATTGGCCGCCAGAGCCTGCTTGTGCGCCATTCCGTGGAGTTTCACGTTCTCGATGCCCTCAAAATTACCCTTAGCCTCTTCATCAAATCGATCTTGCGAGGCCAGCCAATCCTGAATAGCCTGAATGTGCAGTTGATGGAAATCCCAGACTGGATCAATCGGTACAGTGGGCTTCATGAGCGATTGCGTCACCTGCTGCAAGTCGGGCGGAGGAGGCGGCGGTGCGCCTGGATTCTGCTGCATGCCCTCAATAGCCTTCTGCGCCATACCCTGCACTGCCTGCGCCACTTCCTGCGGGGCTGGCATGCTCGGTCCAGACTTGAGCAGTTCCTCAATTTCCCTGCGCTGCTGCAAATCCGCCGCGGCGCCGGGAACCTCGAAGTCTTCAATGCCAACAAATTCCTTGAATAGTTCCTGATTCTCAGGCAGCGCCAGCATTGCTGCAATGGCCGGCGCTTTATCCGCCATCTGTACGAGCGAAGTAAAGATGGCGCGCTTCATGCTGCGCGTATCGGGGTAGCTGGTATCCACGTCGGCGTACCAGTTGCCCTTCTGAATATTCGCAATCTCGACTTCGGTGGTCTGATCCTGACCGGGACTCTTTACTGGAATCCTCTGATTGGAATCGCGGGTTGATGCCGCCAGCCGGATACACTGCTCAACGGCTCCTGCAATCAACTGCTGCTGAGCGCCCCATGCAATGCCCACTTGACCGAGTGAAGATTCCTTGAGAATGGTCAGCCCCTTGGCCGTCTCCTGATGCTCGTCGCCAGAGCCCTGCGCGGGCGCGTACATGCCGGTAATCATCTGGCCCAATGGACCTGATAGCGTCTCAAGCGCATGGATCAGCGTCTGGGGAACTTCGACATTCGATCCAAACAGGACTTTCGCCTGGATTGTTTCTCCCGGCGCCAGAACAATAGGAATCTCTGCCCCAGGTTCGGCTTTACGTTCCTCGCGCGCCATGGCGTCCAGAGATGCCGCGTCCATGTAGACTTCCGGGATGCAGTAATCGAAAATCTCCTTCTGCTGATTCCAGAGATCATTGAACGTATCCTGCGGGCCAACCATATCGCGCAGCAGGCTGGAGCGATTCTGGCCGTCACCGGGCGTCGAGTGCCGCACTTTTATGAACGCATCCATCGATCTCGGCCGCGCAGCGCAGTAGGCATCTCCACAAACGATCAGTTCCACGCCATCAGGGAAGATTTCTGCTAGTGCTTCGCGCTTATCCTTGGGAGCAGCGCGGAAGAACGCTGGCCGGAAGTAAGCAATGTGCTTTGTGATCAGATTCGACCATGTTTCCCCGCTGGCTGTAAGGAGACGCGTACCCTGCAGAACACCAATGCGTGCCATGCGCTCATAGCTTGATTCGCCCTGCGCATCGCCTGAATCTGTGATCTTCGACTCGCCAGTCTTCTCATCTACCGCATCAGGAAATTCTTCTTGCAGAGTCTCTTTCTCGTATTCGCGGCTAATCACGCAATAAGGCCACTTCTTGGGATCATTCTGCGTGATTGGAACCTTGGATTCTAGTACGCCATTGATCTCAATGCACTCGGCTTCCAATGGATTTCCGTCTCCATCGACGCCGTACTGAACGTCGGGATCGCCCTTGTAGACGCGCGTCACTACTCGACCGTCGGTGCCCATCAGACGCGCAATATCCGTCTGGATGCGCTTGATGTCGTTGGCTTGTTCTACAAATTCCCGATAGAGGTCGGCAGCCTCAGAACCGATAGTATCCGCAGTCTTGTTGGTGCGCGCCACGATATGCGCTCCGGGAGGATTGGCCGTCATGGCCGCAATCAGCGCACGCAAAAAGGGATGGTAGATGTTGTAGACATCCTCATACCCGCCATTGTCGCCGGGGGATGATCCTGTACCACCAGCAGCGCCAAATCCGGTCAGGGGTGCGAATCCCCACGAGCCGTAATCCCAATAGATGTATTGAATTCCTCTATCGTAGAAGCGCTGCTTGCGTGCTTCCATCACCTCTTGACGCCGCGCATACATCTCACGCTGCAATGCCTTGCGTAGCAGGCCCTTGAGAGCTTTTTGCAGGTCTTCAGGAAGATCGGGAAAGCCATCGCCGCCGAACCGCTCCTCAGGCGCTTCCTGTTCAGGAGTCGCTAGTTGCCCAAGTGCTGGCGGGGCGCTAGTGGACAATCGATCTCTCCCCGGCTTCAGCCGCTTTCAGTGCCCTGTCGCTGACCAGTACGGTCACCACTGCCATGCGCAATGTATCGCAGCAGAATAGGCCGCCCGGCTCGTGATAGTTGAGCGCTCCGCAATATGGGCAGATGATTGACCTACGCAGCCCCGCTGGAAGTTTGCGGTGAATCTGGCGCTCGACTGACCGCATACGCTCGGCTGCTAACTGCGCTTCGGACTTCGGGAACTCGATCACTTCATCCATTGGAACCGGCTCGGCGCAAGGCGCCTTTCTTCTTCCCGATGCCGGGATATTTGGTGTGGACGGCAGAACGGACTTCTGCTTTTTCTTCGGAACTTCCATGCTGCGATACGCGAGCGAGAGCGTTCCTAGCATGGTTGGGATCATTGATCGGATACCGGCGCCCCGGAAGTGCGAACGTGCTACCCGGCAATGAATTGCGCTTCTTAGTTGTCAGAACGCCCATATGGATGAGCCTCCTTCCAGAAGATGTCGCGCCGTTCCTGAAGAATGGCTATCGCGGCTGGGTCACTGCCCCCGAGATGCCGTATCGCATGATCGCAGCAGGTATAGAGCGTCACTGCCAAGCATCTGCGCTGGTATCGCTTGTAGCCTTCGGACATTTTCCCTCCTACGCGGCAGTTGTCCAGATTGTGTTCACGGTGCGAAAGTTGGGGATCACTTCGGTTACTGCGCGCTTCACGTCTGGCCATCCAGTACTGAAGTCGTGCCCGCAGATGACACCCCCAGGAGAAAGCAGAGGCTTCCATGCAAGAATGTCGGCCTTCACGGATTCATAATCATGGCTGGAATCAATGAAGATCATGTCTGCCTGAATCCCATCAGCTTTGCATCTTTCCGCAGCATCCAAAGACCTAGCCCTGATCGGCGTGATCGGAAGCCCCTTTGTATTGCGCACGAATTCATTGTAAAGCCAGTCTTTTTCTTTCCCGGAAAGCATGTCCTTATGCTCATCTGAACCATCCCATGTATCGACAGCCATCACAGTTCCAGATGTATTCGCAGCCAGAGCACAGGTGCTTCTCCCAAGGAAACTGCCCACTTCAATGATGGTGCGGCGTTTGCTCGCCTCTGCGGCAAGATAGGAAAGCTCGTCTGCCGCCATCCATCCTTCTATTCCAAGAGCCCTTGCGATGGCTTCATTGCGAAATGGATAGCTATCTTCCGGCAGCGTGTAGATGATTCCGTTCTGTCCTATGTGGGGACACAGAACACCGCCATGCGCAACAATACGAAACCCGGCACCAATCACCTTGCGGCAGAAGTAAAGATCATCGGTCCCGCCACGGCGAACAACCGGTATATCGCTATTCCCCACGCGAATTGCTTCGTTTTCCGTCGCCTCGTCCGGTTCGAAGAACCACGGCTTGGGAAGATTCTTGAAGACTTCTGTTTTGATCAGGATGCAGCCGGTCCCAATTCCCTCAACGTCGAAAACATCGCCCATCTTCCAGTGCCAGAAACTTCCATCGCCAAGGCGCTTGAATACGAGCGGCCGTGACGGGTATTCCTTAGTCCCGTAGATACCGCCCGCCACCATAATATTCGGGTCTTTCTCAATTTCATATGTCAGATAGCGCAGAGTGAAGTTTGGGCAAACCGTGTCGTCATCGACCATAAACAAGTAGCGCGCACCGGCCTCAATCGCTCTTTCTGCAAGAAACTCCCTGTTGGCCGCGCGATCCTTTCCAATCTCAATCTGCCACGTGGTGAAAGACCCGACCGGGGCATTCGATCCTAGAGATTGAAGAGAAAGTGCCCACCTGACATCTACCATGCGACCGCTTGAAGGTATGCCTATAAACAATCCCGGAATGCTCAATCACTTTCCTCCCGCTGCCCGACGCAATGCGCCCTTCTTGCTTTGATACTCCGTCTTTCCGCCTTCAGCCTGCCGCTTCTCTGAAAGCATTATTGCGATGGCTTGCTTCTGAGACTTGACAGGCTTGCCGGTTCCCCCTGATTTGAGAGAACCGGCCTTCCACTTCCCCATCACGGCATCCCACGGCATCTATTTGCTCTCTAATGTATAGGTTAGGCTGACTTTCATTGTGCCGGTTCCGGTTGTGTAATTGCCGGTAGCATTGTTGATGAAGATGGGCTGATTGTCGTAGAGCGCTTCTGTCGTATTGGCCAGATTCGCGCCCGCCAGCTGGATCAGGTTCACCGTGGTTGCGCCGGTAAGGAATGTGGTCGCAATCGTTCCGGAAAGTGCCTGCGTTGTCACAGCAGTCCCATAGCCAATCGTGATCGCTCCTCCCGATGCATAAGCCGTGCCCGCGCACTCATTGACCAGCGTGGCCTTGAGCACATTGTAGAAATAGCCCACGCCGGGTGCAGGAAGAATCTGAACAGGCGTCGAAGACAGCGCAAGGATTTGAGCATTGCTGAGTACGACATAGGTCTTGTTGGGCTGGCCTCCGACACGGTTGTCGAGAACATCCACGCCCGCAGGCAAAGTCGCAGCAGCCAGCATGGCAGCCGTTCCGCCCTCCACAACCCACTCGTTATCAACAATGACCGTTCCGCCACCCTTGGCATTGGCGTAGTTGATCGCTTCCTGCAGACCCACCGTGCCCGAGCTGATTCTGTCTCCAGCATAGTGCGCGTAAGTGAATGTGCCCGTTACGGTTGCAGTCATGCCATAGATGTTCGACTGAACGTTGGTGCTCACTGCCGACGGAGTCACGGTATCCACGCCCGCAGCGTTGGCGATGTTGATCGGAGCGGTGGTCGCCAGAACGCTTACGATGGTTCCATCAGACAGCGGGATGTTCCCGCTATAAACCGTAAGCGTCTCAGAACCAGTCGTCCCCGGACCGGAAGCGACCACGAGAGCGGGAGGCCCGCCGACGCCGATCCCACCATAGTTGAAATCTACTGCTCTGTACTGACCTGCGAAGCGTGTGCGGTTTGCCATAGCTTCCTCCTGCTGGAAGGTTGTTCATTCTCGGTTAACGTTGCGCAGAATCAGTACCCCAATCCCGCCAGTCCCTTGCCTTGCATTGCTGGTTCTTCTGCCGCATTCTCGCCCGGCTCTTCTTCGCCACCAGCCATCGCTTCATGCAGATGCTCATGCACGCCGTCAAGATCGTCATGCTCACGATGCTCCGGCTCCTCGCCGTTCTTGGCTGAATGGCTGGTATGCATCATGCCGTCATGGTGCGCATGGAAATGGCTGTGGCCGTCCTCGCCATGAATCTTAGAGAGATGCGCATGCATGTGGCCGATGGACTCGTGCTCCGTCTTCTCGCCATCATGCACGGTGTGAAATGTTCCATCGCCATGGTTATGGACTTCGGTCGCGCCATCCTTGGCACCATCGTCCTCCATCGGCTCTTTGGCTTTGGGCGTGTAGGACTTGCCGGCAGCCTTCGAGTGCATGTCTGCGGACTCGTGGTTGTGGCGGAATTGACCTTGTGAATCGAGTGGGCTCATAGAGTCTCCATTGCTCTGGCGTTATTGTCCAGCACTTCTGCCTTGTGAGTTGCCGGACCTGCGCTGGCAGCCTCGGCCGCGGCACGCCGTCTGGCCACCGGAACATAGCGATTCCCCGATGGCGCAATCTTATCATCAGGCTTTTTGTCGAACGCAGACTGCGCTACCTTCGCCTTCAGCGCTGTCCTGAATTCATACAACTCGCCCTCAAGATCATGGATGCGCTTCGATTGTTCCTCAATCATGCCGTGAAGGATCGTGAACTTGGCATCGATTATGTCGAATCCCAGCCAGCACTTAATTCTGCCGCGCATATTCATTGAAGGCTTCTGCGTTTCCATCTGACAGGATTCCTCCCTCGACTAGGATGAGACTGCCCCCACTGCTTCTCGAACCGCATCGCTCTCAGCGCCAGCGCCGTATTGTCAGGCGCATCTGCTAGCACTCGCTGCAATTGTACGCTTTTGGGTACTTCGGCCGGCTTGCCGAAGATGGCGTAGAGACCATATCCTGCGCCCTGGAGCGGATCATCACCCAGGAACTCGGCAATCTTCTCTACATCAAGCTCATCGCGCGGCGCCCGCGGTATCACCTCGATCAGGTGCCCGCACTTGGCTGAGATGCGCCATGCCGGAAGCTCGATCGGTCCGTGCTCATCCTCGCCCACCAGGATCCGCTTCACCATCAGCTGATACATCAATTGCTCTCTGCCCAGCTTGTCGCGAGTAGATGCATGTGGCATGGGCAGGCCCGACGCACGAAGGACAGGTGACATTCTCACGGCAACTGAGTTGGGATTTGACCCGTAACTCTTCGTTGCATTGGAAGAGAACGCATCGTGGGAGAAAGCAAAATTCTCGAATTGCTGCCTCGCTTCCATCTCCGGCCTGCACCATTCAATAATCTCCTCTGCCAAGTCCTCTGGCGGTTTGTGCTTCAGGCACAACTCATCATACGTCCACAGGATCTCATCATCATCCATCGCATGCTTGTAGAGTGCCGTCCAGTGCTCAAATCCCCAGTCGCCGGACAACCAGCGCCTATGCCAGTGTTCTAATCGATCTTCTCCGGGCTGATAGACGTGCACTGCCTCATCCCACGCAGAAGCGAAGTATCCGCCCGCTACACCCCACTTGCCATATTTAAGAGCATCTCTGATCTCTGCCGGGTAAGAATCTAGTTGAGCTATGAACCGTGGATCGTTGGCATATATAGGGTTATCTAAATATGTGGCTGGGAAATAAGGATAATCGCTAGCCTTAAACTGCGCTTTCTGCTGCTCATCCATTTCATCGCAAGGTCTATGCTTGACGAACACCTGATGCACCCAATGAGCGCCTATGCCGATAGGGTTGCCGGACCCATACTTCCGAGTCTGACGGCTGACTGCGCATCGGTTCCAAGCTGATGTCGCAGCCCACTGCTGGTAGGTGAACTCGCACAGTTCGTCATAGTAGATTTGCAGCCATTGACCTTGGAAGTCCCATGCATCGGAGTCGTACTGCATGGCACCAAACTGAAGACGGCTGCCATTAGTCCACTCTATGAACGCTTTGCCCGGCGTCTCCGGGAAACGCTTGTAGAGGGAAGATGGGAACAGTTCGCGCGCCCTTGTGAGTACCGTTTTCTCCAGCTTTGGGTATGTACGCCGTAAAGCGAGACACTGCACCTGCGGGCCGTCTTTAGCGGTAAACTCATTACCTGCGACAAACAGTTCCATAAGGGCGGCCGTCGTCTTACCCGGACCAGCAGCGCCGCCCATGAACCCATAAGGGGACGGCGAACCATGAAAGTTGCTTTGGAAATGGTAAGGCTCATAACAGATTCCCCCATATTTAGACAGATCGACCATGAACCGGCCGGCACCAGATGCTGGATCAATCGGCATCAGATCACCGGTCCACGCTGATGCTTGATCTTGGGACCATGCTGGAGAAGTCGGCAGCCATACCACTCGCCAGATTCAGTGTCGTATTCCTTATAGGTGCACTGCGGTCGAGTCGAGGGCTCCGGTGGATCTTCTGCAGGCATGCCCAGGAATACTCCCGGAATATTCAGAGATCTGATGGGATTGGATGGCTTGATTGGTTCAGGTGCTCCGCTGTTCCATTTGCGACTATGGCAAGCCTTCGATGCGCAATGGGTTGGCATCCGTCCCTCTACATGGATCCAAACCCATCCACAAACATCACACTTCCAAGCTCGGCAGGTGATTTGACTCATGTGTGCATTGTACACAAATGCCAGTGTGCGCTGTTCACAAACCATGTGAGCTATGTGCACTATCGGCAGAAGCTGATCTCGCCTGAACCTGGATCCGATGCCGGCAGGACCGCCACAAATGGAGCTGTAGTCGAGAAACTCACAGCCTGCGTAGCGGGGCATACAACGCCCTGCAAAGGCTCAAAGTCAGCAGCCACGAAGTCGCGCGCCACCTTAACTGTAAGGCTCACAGCAGACTTGTTGATCACCGTCATATTGATAGGAGCGCCAGCAAGCGAGGCGGCAGGAGCCACAGCCTGGCTCAGGTTGGCGCCTGTTAAGTTGGTGGAGCTATTGATGATAACCACATCGCCTGGATACATGCTGGTACATGGCTGCGTTGTCGAGAATTGCCCCATCATTCCTCCTCTTTCGGCGGCCGCGGTATTGTGCTGACGATCTGGATCGCTCCGCCGCCATCGCCAGTATGCTGCATCTTGTCGCCATATGTCTTAGGTGCCAGCTTGCATGCTGCCCACTTCAGCCAATCAAGCTGAACTCGTGCAATTTGAGCACCTTCGCCGTCTGTGATGGTCATGGCAATATCGTTCCCGCGCTCGAAAAACACCTCGGCCCGCTCGGTTATCGCGCGCGCGTATTGGGCATCAAATTCGGGGTGTAAAGAACGCCACGACCTGATGGTTGACTGCACAAGTCCATGTTTTCTAGCGGCTTCGCTCATAGAATCGCCTGCACATATCAGTTCACAAATGGCTTCCCCGATTGCTGGCGTATATGTGGAGGTGCGTCCCATGTTGTAAGCAGTTTAGCACTTGCGTATATTCAGGTCATTGCGTTATGCTTATGCATTATGAGAACACGCCACACTCATTGCGTACATGGGCATAAGCTGACTGATGTCGGGCGGCGTCAAGTATGCTCTACCTGCAATAAGCTTGCACAGCAACGGTTTAGAGACGCTCGAAAAAAGGTTAATAAATAGCTTGACAGCGTAATGCACATGCGTTACTCTGTATTTGCAAGTGAGGAGAAACCAAATGGCTAAGACCTACGAGCAGAAGATGGCAGCCTACAAGAACCAGATGCGCAACATGGCTGCTCTCGAAGTCTTGAACGTCAAATTCCAGATCAACTCTGAAAATGCTGATGCCGCTGGCCACTTCGCTCAACGTGCTGCCCGCTGGATCTTCACAGCTTACCCGGAACTTCGTGAGGCATGAAATGGAACGTCTTTTACGCGCTGCAATCAAGTTAGCAATGGACGCGCAATATTCCGACGAGGCGATAGTCAAACTTCTTCACAAGCTGGAGATCGAGGTTCGACGCAAGATATTCATCTTCGAATCCCTTAAGAGGGATTCACTTTTTCAGGGGAAAGAATGGTAGGTTGTGCAATATCACACTAACCAGAAATAGGAGAGCACAGCATGAAAAACGTTACATTCTCCAACGGACTCCGCATGCTCCTGACCATTGCTCTTCTCGCCTCCATCGCGCCTCTGCCCGAAGCGCCAGTCGACCAGATCGCCGATTTTAGCTCAAGTTTAGCACCTATGTCTATTGAATTCATCAATATGCGGCAGTCGACCACTCATCGCAGTTTCATAGTGCGCGCATTTGGAGACAAGACTGGACTAGAACTCTTCTCTGATGACGTCACTCTGCGCATGTTAGATTCCGCCTCCACCCTCCGCGCTGATGCCTGCACGTGCAATCACGAGAACGTTCTGCCTGCTTATCTCTCATACCATGCGCCCGCCATGTATAGCTACTCGGCCGGCATAGTCGGCTTCGACTGGCTTCTGGCGCATGAACTGAAGCAGCATGGCCACAGCAAGCTCGCCCGGCTGCCATACATGATTGACATTGGCATCGAGGCTCCTAGCCTGCACAACTTTGCGCTGCCTGCACACACTGTCACCATGCGGAGGATGCCCAAATGACAGAAACGCAACGCATTACCAATGAAGTCTTCGACCGGTACAGGTTCTTCGACCAGTCGCATCAGCAACCCCATGGCCAGAAATGCGGATGCGATCTCTGTCAGCTTTACCGACGCTCCTACGCTGATTCCAATGGCAATATCACCAGTGGAATCGACATACCAGGACAGCCGCTCTCCATCGAAGAATCCGGCCTAGGATGCGCACGCGCAACCATCATCACTCTCGGCATTGAAGCACTGCTGGGAATCATCTTGCTGATCGGTCTCTACCTGTGGAGGGCCTTATGAGTAATGTGTCCCAAAGTACTCTTGCAGTCCTCAGCGCAGAGATGGACCATCTTCGCAAGGAGCTAGCTGCCATGGCTTCAAGCGAGTTCGAGAAGTATATGTATGCCATCTACCACAGCGTTGAAGCGGCCGACTATAACGCTAAGTCTCATGGACGCACCAACTGGAACACGTTTGACCGCGTCATCGCTGAGAATGAAATGATTGTCCTCTGGCCTAGAAAAGATCAACCTGCCCCACTTCAACTCCGCTAGCGACCTCGCCTCACCGCCGGCTCATTTTGGGAAGAATGGGCCGGTCCCGCCTTAATAAATACCCTGTCAGAACGCAAAACAGACCCTGCCTTATCGCATACAACCGTATGCAATACCAGCACCACATTCGCCTTGGACTGGACCGCCATGACACATTGGATGTAATTTTAGCGTATTTATCGCTTTGAAGGAACAGGCTTACCGCCTGCATGGGCGAGCATGTGACACTCCGCCGTCATGGTCCGGACGTTATCGAGCGTATCCGAACCACCTGCTCCGCGGCTCTGGATATGCGCCATGTGCCCTGTATCCCACGACACGCCCCGTTCGCAGCCGCAGGTACACTTCCACCCGTCCCGGATAAAACAATCGCGCCTCAGGCGTTCTAGGGCCTTTCCCTTGAGCCTGATTCTGCCTAGCTTGCCCGGTATGCCAGAACGGATCATAGTTCGCAGTCTGGACAAGGCATCTCGCCGTTGTTGAGGCAGGCGCAGAGATCGCCGCCGCACTCGCAAGGGATGTTGCAGGTGAAACAGTATTCGCGCTCATCCCCATCATCATCGCACTGGCAGGGATAGCATTCGCATTCGTCGCAAATTTCCAGTATGAAATCGTCCATCATCTGCTCACTCCCAAGATCAATCTCCGTGCTGCATCCGACTGGCAGGCCCCCAATTGCTTCAGTATCGCTACCGTAAGCTTGTTCGACCGCGCTGTGGCCCACGTCAGGCCGAATCTAAGACGGTATGCCTCCCGTAAGGGATCTTCCATATGACGGCCAGCTTTCATGCTGTACCCCATTGCTCGGCCATTGCGTCTGCGATTACCTGGTATGTAATGCTTCTTCTTTTCCATCGTTCAGGAAAAGGAGATTCCTTCCACACTCGGCCATCACGTCCTTCTACAATATCCGTTGCAAGAAGCGGCGGAAGGTTTTTAAGCCATAGCAGGGTCGTCTTTACTTCTCCATGGCCAAACTCCCACGGCTGGATGACCTGCTGGGCCGGTGGGAGATTAACGTGGCTTATAGGGCGAGGATTCTCTATTGCGATTCTAGGAACAGATGCACTCAATAATTGCAGAAAGAATTCCGCCGCCTCTATGGCAGCTCTACGCCTCGGCGCCCCCTTCAAAGGCAACTCTGCGGAATCAGCCTTGTTTACCCAATGCCAGCCGGAGCGGGCCATATACGTGCAGGGGGGATGTGCAATCATCAAATCCCAAGCCGGCTTTTGCCCTGCCCCTATATAGCTATTGCTGAGAAGTGTCAATACATCGCCTTGGAAGTGATGCCGAGAGCCATCAAGAGCAGGGAGAAGATCGCAACTCCAAGCATCGTGCCCGCGGCGACGGAATGCTTCACGAACCACGCCAGAGAATTCGCATGCAATCAGGACTTTCATTGATTCTCCTGCAAGAAATCTATTGCCCAGCCCAGCAACTGCCCAGCCATGTCCTGTACATCAAGACGCTCTCCTACTATCCCCAATGCCTTCATAATGATAGCCGCATCGCCAGATGGATACTTCAACCGGAACGTCACCGTCGCCTCGATATGCTGGTGGTAATCATTGCTCACCTTGGCAGCGAATTCTGTCTCGCTCATCGTTTTGGCAGCTTCGATCACTTCCGGCTGGTTCCGCACTCCGGTCGATAGCTGCTTCATGGTCTGGAGATTCACCCGCGGTATCTGGAGCAAGTCCGCCAGTGGCATCTCCCGTAGCTCCTTCACCGTCCGCATGGCATCCCGGCAGTATCCCCAAGACTTGGGGCAGATCGCTTTCAGACACACATCGAAGGACGGATATCCGAGGGGCTGCCAGAGAATACGCTCCTCGATCAGCAGGCATGCCACGCCGCGGGCCGCGAAGACTTGCTCTTCGATGCCGTCTAGCGATGCCAGCAGGGATCGCAGGGACTCCGCATTCATCTCAGACCATCGAATGGCCTTCAGGTCGATCAGCGGTTCATGCGATATTGCACAATCCCTCATTGCCCTGCCCCATAACGCGATGCGTGGATAATCGCCGGTCGAGCCCATCGCCTCTGGAATGTGCGCCAATCTTCCGTTGGTTTCCACTTCTGGGCGCTTTCCGTTTCTGGCTGCCAAAGCATGGCGTGTGGAGTGAACCCTATCTCCAGCATTTTTTCAAGGCGCTGCTGTGCGAGGTCAAAAGTATCCTTGGGATAACCTATAAGCACATAGACTCGCAAGCGGTGAGAGCAACGCGTAAATCCAGCTTCTATCATTCTTGTTGCTGCGGAGCGCAGAGTTTCAAAAGCATCGCCGGGATCATAGGCAAAGAAGCAACTCGGGCGAGGCTTGAGAGTGGCCAGAAGATCAACCTGATAATCCTGCAGCGCCAGAGCCTCAAGACCTCCGGTAAATTCTATGCGTCTCTTCTGACGAGATAACATTGCAAACACCGCACGCACGTGAGGCTCTGGGCACGCTAGAAGGTTGTCATCGAGGATGTTCCAGCCATCTTGAATCGGAAGCATTCTGGGAGTTGGATCACGCTTCCAAACAGAGCAGAACCAGCAGCGTCGAGGGCACCCGCGAGAGGTGAAGACGTACCCGGACTTAATATATCGGCCGGGAACAAATTCACCGCCCGGATTTCCATAGGCAACGCCATCCAGTTTAACTGGTGCGATGGATTGCCATTGATCGGCTAACCACTCGGCCTTAGGTTTGTCAGCAGTAAATGTGCAATCGACATGGACCTCATCTACTTCAAGAGGGAACATGCGCGGTGGCGGGCCAAAGTAACATCCTTCATCTTGCGGAGTAGCCTTCGTGATTCTGGGGAACACGCGCAAGATGCGGGGATCGGCGATCGCTGGAGAAATAGAAATAAGACTCATTCCCATGGCCTCGCATCAGAATTATTCAGCATATAAGCCTCAATCCGCTCAAAGCATTGCATCATCAGCAGTTGCCGGTGAGGTATCCCATGCACGTTCGATCCTTCTCCATCGATGGCCATGATCTGCGCCAAGGCGAGAACAGTCTCGCAGTCATCCTTGAACTGCTGCTCCCCGTACTTCATCATCAGCCGCATCTTGGAGATAGCTACTGAGCGGCGATAGTTCTCGATGTCAATCATTCCAGTTCCTCATCTAGCCACGCCATGAATTCTAGGAAACCTTTACGTGCTTCCGGGCTTGGCTCCCAATTCCGCACACGGGTTGCCCAAATAAGTCCAGAGTCATCGGCTTCGACGCGGTAACTGCTCCCATCCTCTCTCTGGCCTGTGCAGCGGACTTTCTTGCGGGGCCGTCTTCGGATGGCTTGTAGGGCGGAGGATTTTGAGCGAAGGGACATGGATACTTGCTCCTGATGTGGGTACGGTAATAGGTTCCCGCATATGGGGAAGTGAGCAGAATCTGATACTTGCGCTCTGGTACGCCGACATGTATCAACGGCTCTCCAGTGTTGAACTTGCAGGCTAGAGATGCATCTACGGGCTCATAGCTCACGGCTACGAGAATATGGAGATGGTCTTGGACGCCATGCCAGCCGCGATAGGACATCAGTACCGACCCCTGTAGCCTTCGAGCGTGGACTTGAGGTCGCGTACTTCTTTTTCGAGGTCGGCTATTCTGTTACTTGCAATCTCGTCAGGAATTAGCTTAGCGACCGTTTCACGGATATGCTCACAGTTGATCCGATCAGGCAGGACATAACGCTGGAGAGGCCATTGAACGCCGCCGAGGATAGCTTCAATGATCGCATCCACATCCCGCCAGATATGACTCTGTATATTCAGGGTCGTATCCATGATTAAGAACTGGTTGAACTTTTCCCACATCTCATCCGTGAAAGCCGTGGTGAACTTCTTGAGTAAGGGCCTGAATTGCTCAGACTCGAATCCTTCCATGAACTTCTCTGCCGCTTCTCTGGCAGAGAAATAGGTCGGCCCCAAGGCGGCATAGCCACCCCTCTCCGCTTCGTCAACGTGTTTCTGTTCCATTACGGTGTTACCTCACTCACTACTTTCTTCCCCGCGTTCAGGAAATTGAACCACGGTCCATTTATATCTACCGGCTCTGATGGGGCATCCAATATTGGACTCCGTGGAGCGCCCTTGGTCCAGCAATCCCCGCCGCCATGGTCAGCACACATGAGCCGCTGGCCTCCGCCCTGTTCGAGAATGATACGGCAGCGGCAGGTCATGGCTTCACGGTGAGGTTGGCGACGACCTCTTCGCGGTGCTTGATGGCAATCGTCAGGCGATCCTGCGCGGCGCCAAAGTTCTCCCGGGCTATCCACTCATCCCTGAATGCGTCTGATATTTGCTGCGCCTGCGCTAGCGAGAGCTTGCCCTCCTGCGGGTGAGGCTTGGCTACTGCTTCTCGGTTGCGGCGCCGTGTCTCTGCTGCCTTTCTTCCTCCTTCACTGCGCTTGCTTGGCTTGAATAGCTCTGGCGATACCATAACGCTCATATCGACAGGCGAATCGGGCGAGTATTCTTCCAGTGTCATACCGTCCTCTCCTGAATCGGAACGCCATAAGCATACTCAGTTCCTTCCACCTTCAACAGGTCTTCAATGTTGATGTAGTGGATGCCTTCCTTATCCTTCTCATCCACAGCGAGTTGCACCTCTTTGCCGACGGAATCCTTCAAGGCTGGCCACAGCTTCTTGTCCCAGCAGCTTGCGAAGTTGCAGGTCTTGCGGAACCCATTGAACTTCACGATGGCGAACTTCTTTCCTTCCGCTGGAGGGGTAAAGCTATGAATCGTGCAGATCAGCATATTGGGCTCAATGAACTCAAACCGATGAGCGGGTTTAGGAACCGCCTGCGGGCCAGTACTCGCCAAGGATGCCTTTAACTCCTGCTTGAGCTTGGACACCGGCGCGGACTCAGCGGACGGGTCCAGCTTGTTCCACTTTTCCATCGCTGCCTTGTGGACAACCCGCCTCTCAGCCTCTGCGGGGCTGATGCGCTCTCGTCCTTCATTCTCAGGATCAGATTCGTCTGGGATAATGAAGTTCATCCGCAGGACATACTTTAGAGCGCCTGTCATGGCCTTATAGATGGCCTTCTCGCCCACGTCCTGCCCCCAGCCACGCCCCTTGCGGACTTTGATCTGCCCTGTAGCGGCGTCCTCGAACTCGCAGTTGGCCACGATTCGGACGTAATTCATATGCCCAATCCGAGTCCCCTGCCCGTCGAAGCGGTCGGTCTGCCAGCGCTCCTCCTCAACCACATCGAATCCGAAGCAGACGCCATGCTTGACCAGAATCTTGCGAACCTCGTTGGCCACATCGGCAGCCCGGACATATTTGTAACCCTGCTTCTGATTTGTTCCTTCCTTGGTAACGGCGTCAATCTCACTCATGCAGGCAATCAGGCTTGCGGCAATTCCTTTCACTTCGTCAGCCATTTTGCTCCCCTCTTCTCTTCTTCGGGCCACAACGGACCATGGACATCATCCAGTCGAAAATACAATCCCGGATCACTAAAGAACTTAGTTCCACGTCCGTCCTCCACTACAATCACGGTCGCCCCATCTTCCGACTCCATGCGAACGATCTTTTGCCCAATCCAAGCTTCCCATTTAATCATTCTCCCGCCTCCAATCTTCGTGGCACGCTTTGTGCATGCTGCCGTCGTTAAACTGGATACCATCTTCCTGCTCCATCCAGTCATTGCACCACAAGCACTTGCGGGAGCAGGATGAGCAGATAGTGCCGCGCCAAGTGTCCAGCATGTCGTACTCTTCGTCGCCGCAAATGGCGCACTTGTCAGGACTTATGCGGTCATTCCATCCGGGGGGGTTGCCCAGGACCATTCCATTCTCAAGGTCACGCATCAGAATGTCGGCGGAAGTGATTCCTGCGCCTCCGTATCGAACTCAGGCTTGAGAACCCAGACCACTTCTCCATTCTGGATCGATGGCTGCATGAGCACCTCGCGCCGTACCACGAACTCCAGCTTGAGAGGCAGGAACTCATTCAGGCGAACATAAGCGATTTCGTAGGACGCACCCGGGTCTTCGATCACCGCTCCCTCGCGGATCAATTCGGGGACGATGCTGTCATTGTTGTAAAGCGTTATGGTGCCCTTCTCGATGTGCAGTTCAGCGTGCGCTTCCATCCAGTCCGCATAGGCTCTGAGAGCTTCAGGGTAGGTCATGTTTCCTCCACTTTCAATACGGTACTCCTGTCTTACGAGTAAATCAAGAACTTTCTTGTGGAATTTTTGTCTCACTCATGCTACAGTTTTCCTATGAGATTAGGAACTGTACTACGACACTGGCGGAGGATGGAGGATCGGTCCATCCGCGAAGTGGCTAGGGAGATGGGCACATCTTCAGCTACTCTGCTTCGAATCGAACAAGGTAAGCCCTGCGATTCCGGCACTTTGGCCACCGTCTTGCTTTGGCTTATCGGAAAGGCAAAGGCATGACCGCGCACGAGAGCAGCAGCGCCCAAAGCAGCCAAGTGATTGCGCTGAACCAGGAAGTGTTGCGCATGGCGATAGCGCTCGATCTTATACGGCGCATATGCGTGCAGGAATGCCATGCTGACCTGTACTGGTGGAGCGAAGTGGATAAGATCGCGATTGCGGCGCTTGAAAGGAAGGGAGCATGATGGCTGATTATCCGATACCGGAAGATTTGGCGCAGGAGTGGTATCACTCCAAACACGCCTCGCTGGAGCATTCGTTTTCAAACCTGTTCGTACAGAAACTCATAGAGCGCATCGCCGTACTGTCGAAGCCGGTTAGTGATGAGGAACTTGCCTACTATAGCGCCTCTGGATCGCGGGGCCTCATGCTTGTGGGTAGTCGCGATGTTACCGAACTGATTCGCAAGCGTTTCCCCGTGAAGCTCGAAAGGAATTCATGAGCCAGCGCATCGAGTTCACGGTTCTCGGCACACCGCGGCCGCAGGGCAGTATGAAGGCATTTGTGATTGATGGACAGGCGCGGCTCACCAGCGACAACGCCAAAATGAAGCCATGGCGCCAGCAGGTTGGACAGACAGCATTGGCGGAGCGCGCTGGGATAGGCTGCTTTGAGGTCTGGGCTGGCCGCCACATTGCCGTGGGGATCAGGATGGATTACTACTTCGCCCGACCCAAGAGCGCCCGCAAGCGGATTCTGCATGTCGTTAAGCCTGACCGGGATAAGCTCGACCGGGCGATAGGCGATGCGCTCAAGGGCATTCTGTATGCAGATGATGGGCAGATCGTAGAAGGTAGTAGCCAAAAGCATTATGGACTGCCAGAGCGGGCTGTGATCACCGTATGGAAAGTAGAGTAGCGTCTAATCAGGAGGCGGAATGCTAATTACCGATACAATCCCCAATACCGTCTGGATCGTCCAGAGCGGCCCGTCAGTCAATCCGGTGCCCCCGGATGCCTATATCCCCACCCCGCTGCCAACTGGGGCGCTTAAAGTCACCAATGTGAGCAGCAAGCCATTTGGCGGCGCGCTCGTGACGGCGAAGCGGATCGTGCCCATTATCCCCGGGGTGTCTCTGCCCTATTTTGGCCTAGACATGCTGCTCTACATCTCATCTTTCGACCTGCCCACTCTTGGCCGGCTGGAGATTGATGTCAAGGTGGCCACGCCAGCAGCACCGAGTTCGACCACGCCGATTGCCAACATTGCGAACGGGTCCAGCCAGTTAAACATGTCCACCGGTCAGTGGCAGATCGATACCTCGCCTCCGGGATGGATCAATACCGGGTTCGCACCAATTCTCACCCCTGATGTATGGATGCCGCTCAGCTTCCGCTACATGTATGGAAACGGGAAGTATAGCGTCCTGTCATGCGCCTTTGGGGAGCAGAGGTTTACCGTCCCGTCTTCACTACAGGGACTGCCGATGCAGATGTCCAACTGGGCGCAGGTGGCAGCGGTTCAGCTTCAGACTGAAGTCATGCAGCCGGGCGGACTGAGCACGATCTACAACCAGATCGAACTGAGTTGGAGCGATCAGCCATTCTGAGAGAGGAGCAGCATGGGGAGTGAGTTACGAGAGCAATTCATGGCCGCCGTCGAACAGGAACGGATTCTGCTTCGCTGGGCCGCAACACTGGATGTTCAGGCTTGTGCGGCTGGACAGGAAGCTAGCCGCTTGGCGCGCCTGCTGACTGAAACCGAAGGACCAGGGCGCGTGCAGTGCCCGCTGGAGCCGCGATGAAACCGATTGCTGGTAAGCGGTATGGAGTCGGCCTTCTCTCATACGGAGAGCCTGAGTTGGATTGGCCTAAGCATCCGCGCAGTTGTGTTTGTAGAGGTATGGGCTACGTCCACGTACCAGATGGGAGCGCTTGTAACTGTGGGAGCGGAGAAGGATGCGGCCAGCACAACGAAGCATGGATGCCCGTTATCCTCTGCGAGAAAGAGCCCGCATGACATTCGACAAGCTCATCGCCACCGTCTGCGCCATGCCTGAATTTGAGGGCTATGACTCTCTGGAGCAGGTAGCGCTCATCAAAGCTAGTACGCTGTGGAGTCGGCAGGGCTGGTTTGGGAGAGGTCATGTTTGCAGGCTGGCTCAGATGGTACGCGAGCAGTATGAATCCAAGGAAGACGACTTAACATAGAAAGGAGATTGCGGGCCAGAGCAGGGCATCATCCTAACGGGTGGTGCCCTAACTATTTGTGCGATATTACACAAGCTCGCTACGAGCAGCCATGCATAGCTTACCGTCTACGAGAACAGGGACCCAGAACGAATCTCCCGCCCAGTGCTTCGCGTCTACCTGAACCATTCGACCGCTGTAGTTGCTGAACTTATTCGTCACTTCGATTCTGATCATCCTATTCCCCTTTCAACTTTATCAAAATCCCTAAGTACTTTATACCTATGCGGAACTGGTGGAGGGTGGGGGGAAGGAAGTGGTTAACCCGCTCTCGCAGATTAAGCCTTCCCCCGGCAGTTGGCTATTGCCAAGCACCTTTTCCCATGCGTGACCGGAGCCAGAGCGAGGGGCAGTGTCTCCACTGCGGGCGGGTGTTTGCCGGGGATTGGTTTGACGCCTTAACCACCACAGCGGGCATCCAACAGACTGAACCCGCCGCACTCAGCTTATCCTCACGGATTTAGGCGACCGGTCCAGATTGCTATCGAGGCTCCCCTAAGCGCACCACTTTTCCCGCCCCGCCATACTTTCGCATGGAATGCCCAGACGAACGAATGAGGGAACCTAGCAGTCCGAATTTTCGGGGTAGATTCTGTCATCGTTATTCCAGACAGTTGCATCGTATACCCAGAGGCGGTAGAATGCAAGTGCGGGGTGAGCCAGACACTCCTTCTCATCGTTAGTCCAGACAACTTCCTTGAGAGCAGCCCCGCTCATTCAACCGGCTACGAGACACAGCGCCTCCGACTCCACTCGGGGGCGTTCGTGTTTCTTGGCTGTACAGGGAAGTGCGGTACAAACAGAAAGGGCGGAAGCCGCTGCGCGATGTTCTAAATTGTTGGGGATCCCAAACTCCTAGAGAGGTATTCTATAGCCGCGTTTAATAACGAAATGTCATCTCTAAATTTTTGTAAGCCATTGTTGCACCTATGGCACAATATCCCACGCACGGTGCCGTATTTATGGCAATGGTCTATGCATCTAAATTTACCACTCACGGGAATATGGCAAATGTCACATGATGTCTGGGGAAGATTAAAGATTCCCAGGCTTACTGCCTGTTTTACGGTGATTCCTAATTTTTCGCATGCTCTACGTTTAGTCCTTCCGCTGCCATGATTCACGTATACGCGCTCATTATCAAGAGTTTTGCAGCGCACGCGCACTTTAGGGTTTCTTTGTTTTATTCTAATTTTGGTGGAACCGCAGACCGCGCAATTGGCAGTCATATTAGTCATATCTATTGAGCTAAGTCTATGACGCCATGTACCCATATGGGTTCATTTTAACATAAAAGGGCGGAAGTTTTACTCCTGCTGACCTCCGCCCCACTGCCGCAAACTATTGATCTATTTCCATGTTAGCTTGGATTTATATATCTGTACTTGGGCGTCATATTCCATCATCATCGTCTGGTAGATCATCTCCGCCGTCTTGTCGCCCCTCTGGATGGCCTTGCTGCGCTCATCAGAGGCGTACTGGTAACGGGTCGTAGCGACTTCGAGGAGCAAGTTCAGAAGGTCGTTCATGCGACGTGCAGCGTCTGAGGCAGCTTGGCCCCTGTCACAGTGTCATTCCAGGTCTTCTTGTACTGGTAGGCCGCCGAATCCCAGATGGAGCGCTTGAAGGTGGGCACCAGCTGCTTGATCTTGGCGCTCGTGGCTATGAGAACTTGGTCCTGATGCGCACGCTGCACATCCTCGGGGCTGGCGTCCCCCGCCACGCTCGCGACGACCGGAGCAGGAGAGTTTGCCTGCAGAACGCCTATGACGGCCTCTATACCGCCTGCAATGACGTTTACGAGCAGCAGGACGGCCGGCGGAAGGTTGAGAGGCCCAGAGACGGCTGCAAAGGCTGAGGTGAAGGCTGAGATGACTTCCAGCACTTCTGTGGCCGGCGTACCGGTCTGCCAGTTCTGCACGGCAGTCAGGGCCGAATCGAAGGCTGCAATAGCGGCTTGGCCTTCGGGCGTGTTCAGGACGTTCTCATAGGACAGGAACGCCTTCAGGGTCGGCTCGATCGCGGCCATGAGGTCTGCGGCTGTCTTGGTTGCATTAGTGCACATTTAGGCTCCTTTGGGTGGGGTGGCAGCGTCAACAGCTTTAGCCGTGGGCGCGTCGGGTGAGTCGAGCACGGACTTGGCGCGGGCGACTGCGCCGGCTGGAGAGGTCGAGTGCGAATAGTTTCGCCAGACGGTCACGCCCATAACGATATTGGCGCAGACCTTGCCCAGTGTGGTAACAACTGCCTCATGCCCAACGAAGATGCTGGAGATGTAGTTTTGCAGGCTTTTGTCGGAATCGTAAGCAACCGCAAAAGCGATAATTGCCAGCCCGACCGTATGCGTTGTGACATTCTTGCTTTTCAGCCAAGCGAGTAAACTATTCATAAGCCCGTCCGTTCCCAAATGTCTCGATCAGCATAGGCTCGCAATTCCGCCCTAGTCACGAATCCAAACCGCCGATGACAAGTAATGCATTCGCCCCAGCACCCGGTATCGTCGCACACGGCATGGCATCTGTGGATATGCCACTTCCAGAATTTCCACCATGCGCTCATTTCTTAATCCTATACCTGCCATGGTTTGCGATCATGAACAAAAGTAATGGCAGACTCACGGCGCACACAGCAGTGATGCCCATGACAAAGACCTGTTCGAGGACCAGTATCAGATCAATCTCCGTCGTCATGATAGAACCATGCACTGTCCACCTCATATTCCCACCAGCTTACACGCTCCCACTGGTTCCAACCGTTGCCTACATTGCAGCTTTCCCAGTAGGTTACGGTTGTTCCCTGTACCGCGGTGTCGCCAGCCAGTTCACCAGTGCAGCTAATAGCATGCGCTTTCGGGGCAACCGCCAGCGCGAGGACAAATGCGAGACCAAACAGAATCCTTTTCATCAATTCCCCCAGTCTTTCGGTGGGCACCCCGGCGGCAAGCAAGTCGGCGTGGGCGCGATTGGGCTTTGGCTATGGACCGAAGCCGAGGCGATGGTGATCGAGACCGTTCCCCCGGTGACCATCCAGTAATAACCGCGGGTCCGGCCGTATCCGCCCAGGTAGGTGACGTAGTTGAGCAGGAGAGTTCCGGTATAGGGCTGCCCCGCTCCGGTCGTGCCCGCGAAGGCGAAAGGCAGCGTCTGCGTGCCTGGAGCGGTGCTGAGGGTGGGCGGAAAGCTCGGGCTGGTGAACTTGGCGAAGCCGGTGGAGTTGTCCAGTCCAAGCGGGTCCATCGGGAACACGAGGAAGTTGGATGCAGTGTAGGTCGGCGTCCCATAGTAGCTGATCCAGACGGATTCATTGACCACCGTCGAGCCATCATTGATCAGCATGGGGATTCCCCAGCAGTTGATGTTGGACACGTGCCCGCAAGACCATGGGCTGACCGTGCCAGTGTAGGTCTGAGCGAACAGCATAGGCGCGGCCACGAGAGCAGCGCAGATCAGAAGGCGAATGCTTGCTTTGATCATCTTCCCTCGCATGAAAATCGAGCCACTCCCGGGTCACGGAGAATGGCTCAATGCCTTGGTGGAGCACCGCATATATTTATGCGACGCCTATAGTGTGCGCTTATCGGTAATCGTTGCAAAGTAAAATATCGTGTCGAGGATCACGAAGGTCTATGGACTAAAGTTATATGGGGTAACCTGTAGGCAAAAAGAGAGCCTCGGTGATAGCGTCTACCGAGGCTCGTGCGACGAAGGCAGAATAGGCTAGGCTGCGACGCCCACCACGATGGGCGCCGACTGGGTAAGTTGCTGCGGGGGAACCACGACCGCGGCCACGCTGACGGTAATCGCATCGGTCCACTGGCTAACCACGCCATCCGTATCTGTCACCGTGAAGGCCACAGAGCCGCTTGCGGGAGCTGTGTTGGCCGCCATACCAGTGAAGGTGATGGTGACGTTGTCCGCAGCCAGAACGAACGTGGCAGAGGGGTCTGTGAAGGTTACGACGGTGCCGGATACGACACCGCCAGAGCCGGTAACGCCGTCAGCCAGGAGGGGCGTGATGACACCCGCCTGACTCTGCCCGACGTTCATTGAGTACGTGTTGTTTGCCATTCCATCTCCTGTGATGATTGGTGCTGAAGCGGTTAGAGTCGGTGCGGGGGCGAGGTCGGTAGCGATCTGCTGGAGAAGGACCGTCTGTTCGTCCAATTCGTCGAGAATGTTCGTAGCGTCCTTGTGTGCCTGCTTGTTGCCTTCCTTGATAGCGTCGAGGATGCATTCAAGGAGGCGATCTGTTTGTTCATTGCTAGACTGGGGGCGGTTCATCAACATTGGTAGCCTCGTGATTAGCGTAGCAGAAGGTGATTACCGCCAAATAAGCCCAGAGCCCAGCAGATGAGCAGGATCACCAGAATGGTACCTAGACCGATTCCTAACCCTCCCTGCGAGCCCCAGCGGGAATTGCCGTAGTAGCCTCCGCCGAAGCCAAACACCAGAACCAGAATGATGATCAGAATAAGCACATCACACCTCGCCTTCCCTTAATCAGATGCTTCCTCTTTAGGGGGTGTCTGAGCATTATTGCTCTTATCCGCCGCCGCATCTGCTCGGGCTTCCGTCCTGTCTCGCTCCTTAAGCTGGCCCTTGTACCCGGCACTCTCTGCATTGAGACGCTGCAATTCAGCCAGAATAGCCTGCTGGGTGCTGTTGACGCTGTGGACCACCAGATCGACATTCTTCCCCACCCCATCGATCTTGTCAGCGACTCCGGCTATTAGCTCGTTCGACCTGATCTGATGATGGACAGAGAGGTAGGTAAGCAGCGCCACTATGACGACGGCCGACGCCCCAATCAGGGCTACCACTATGGTAGGGTTCAAGGCTTCGGCCTCGGATTCTGCCCACGGATGTACTCCTCGATCATGTCATCGGACACGTCGGAGAGCGCTGGAGGCTGCTTCGGACCTTTATCGCCCTTGGGCGGAGGGGTGGGCTTACGCTTCTTGGTCGGCCGGATCACGGCTGGCTCAGGCTCAGGTGGTTTGGGATAAGGTCTTCCGGGTCCAATAGGAGGTTCAGGCATGGCTAATACCTCGACATGACGGATTTAGCGACCGTCGGCGCAGTGGTGGTGAAGATGTGGATTACGTCGGATAGAGAATGGTTTGCCAGCTTGATCATTACCCAAATGCCGAGAACGGCAACAATAAACGACGCTACTCCGACGGTGAACGCCGCAATAGAAATCTTGACATTCATTGCGTCAAGGCGGTCTTTGTTCTCCTTATGCCGCTCAGACTGCACCTTTTCAAGCACTTCCTCTTTCTCCTCATGCTTATCGAAAAAGGTGTTTGCCTTGTTGATGTGCGCCATGATCTGGGGAAGAAACTGTTCGAGGAATCTCACGCGTGCCTCCACGTCGGCCACTTTCTCGGCCAATGTCTGTGGTGTCATTCGATGCCGACTCCCCAACAAAAGATCGGTCGCCCTCGCGGGTTGCAGCCTGTTCCGCTGCGCCTATGTACTGGCTGTAGACCGTTCGTGCGACTTGCCAACAACACAGGGGAGAAATGCGCTCTATGGGCGCTCAATTACGGTCCAAGGTATTCGACTTTTATGTGCAGTGCATAGGTCAATGCCTGAGCGCCAGATGTTGCATACCCTGTAGTTCCGTATGAAATGTTTGTCGATTGCGCGGCATGGGCAATGATTGAATTGTTAGAAGTCCCCGATACGCCCGTGACATTCGTTACCCCAACCGCATTGCTTGCGGATGTGGGGGTGAATGAAAACGTTGATCCTGCACTTGAGGTCTTCGCTCCGGCCCCAGTATCCACATCCGTCCATGCCAAAAAACAAGCAGGAAGAGTACTACTGACCGTGGCTGCAATTGTCTCGATCTCATAGCAGGATACCCGATACAATCCTCCTGCTCCGGCTGGAATAGCATAGAGCGTAGCGGTACTCACGTTCGCTACAAGGCCAGTCGTATCAATTACCGCTACGATTCCATCCACGGTCGCGCTCACTGGTGGAAATGTCATTGTGGTGGAATCTGTCCCGCCCAGGGTGAGCGAATTACTTGCCGTCAAAGTTTTCCCATTGGCAATGGTGAGAGTGCTACCTGTAGCCGGCGCCGTCAGTGTAACCTTGTTCACGGTCGTCGCCGTAGCAACCCCCAAGACTGGCGTTACAAGGGTCGGAGTATTGGCGAGCACAACGCCTCCGGTGCCGGTGGGGGTGTTCGCGAGCGTTGCAGTCACAGTCCCGGATGTGGTCACGGCAGAACTGGGAGTTGATGAAAGGACCGTTCCGTCCCCAGTGAAGGTGACGCTGGTCACGGTGCCGCTGCCAGAGGCCGTAGCGTCTGCCCATGTGCCGTTATCACAGGTCCAAACATGGCCATTCGATCCGAGCACCTGAATCTGTGGACCGGCGCAGGAGCCACTGGGAGCCACGGTGAGCGGATTGAGGATATAGGGAAACTGAATCTGCGCCCCGCACTCTCCAGCGAGCATCAACAGCGCGATAAATGCGATCCTCTTCATAAAGTCCTCTTTTCAGTATGTGACCCATCCGCTTCCGTTGCAAACTACTGGCGAGACTACCGCCCCGCCGCTGGCATAGGCTGCTAAATATGTCGGCGTTGTTGCATCGCTGACTATTGCAGTTTGCCCCTTATTGCCCGCCGCGCAGGATGGCAATGCGGTTCCTGCTGCACTATACGTGGTCGTATAGGTGTAATTGGGAACGGCTATGGGATCGACGCTCACAGCCATGCCGGGGTTATTCCAGTTGCTTGGTACGCCTCCATGCAATAGTTGTGCTCTCCAGCGCAAGACTTCGGATTGCGAGAACCCCGCACTCGCCGGTATATACAACATGAAGGGCTGCCAGTAGCTCATGGTTTTGGTTGTGTCGCATCCAAGATTGAGGCGAACGGA